CCTGGTTCTGTCATTAGAGCCACTACAAAAGAACAACTAGCTAAATCGGTAACAATATAAGCAAACTCTTTATTTGTAGTTTGATTTACCATTCTTACAAGATAATACGGATTAGCTAATGAACTACTAACGTAAAATATCAAGTCATTAGTATTATTTTGTGTTATTGTCATTAGTATAAGGATTTACAAATAAAGTTTAAAAATTCAACTGTAATGTCATCAGTATTAGAGTCATTAATCAATCTCTGTTATTAATACGTTTAAATCTGTTACTACTATATCATTAGCGTTACTTGTGTTTTTAACGTGCATTTCGATGTAATCTCCGTTACCGTGAGATACAACGCAATTTGTACTAATATTTTGAGAATTACCAAAAGCACTCGTAGTTGATTTAATTTTACTAGGTTCTCTAACAGCTCCAAGTTTAGAATCATAAAAACCAAACTGGCAAGTATCTTGTCCTGTGTTTGGATCTGTTTCTTGGATCATTATATTGTCAATCAATATACCAGGATTGACACCAGATGAACTGTCATTTCTCCAAGTGAATACTAATCTCTTTGTTTCACCTGCATAAGCAGTTAAGTCAATACTTTCGTTATTCCAATCTGTTTCTGGATTCGTTCCATAGTCTAAATTGAACTTATTATTGTTTGTAGTAGCTCCTATTCTTCCATTACCTCCAACAGAAGCCTCAGCCGTTAATACTTCACTGCCTGCGGTTACTGTATCAGTAGTATCTGTAATTACTACTGCTCCATAGTCCCAACTAGTTCTACCTGACCCGTCTTCTCCACCACACTTCCAATCAAAAGAAAGTGTAATGTTTGTTGAACTACTTCCAAAAGTAATGTCTTTGTAAAAATGCGACACTTGAGAAGTCGAATTGTTATACTCTGCACTCGTTCCTCCATCATCTGAAACATAAGCGGAATAAGTCCCCGTTTCAGCGTCTGCCGTACCTACTACCCATTCATTAGTAGTATCATTTACTACTGTCCAAGAGTTAGCTGTAAAATTACCACTTTCAAAACCTTCATTTAATAACGCAGCCGTAATGTCGTTAATCTTAAAAGATAGGTTTGCTTGAATCAAATACTTTCTTTCAATATCAGCACTACAAGTTAATCTATTGTTAGAATGAGAGTATTTTGAATTGTCTACTGATGCTGTTGTAGTTCCTAATATTTTAGTAAAGTTAGTTGTATCTGCTATTGCGGTCGTTGTTAGATTGTCTTGCATATACATTTGACCGTTTACAGAAGTATTCGAAACACCTACACATTTAATAAATAAAGCTTTGTTTGAATCTGTTAAAACTCCGCTTATATAAGTACCACCACCGCTAAAATTAACAGTGTCTAATATATACCCCTCTGTTGGTATTGTAGCGGCTGTATCAACATTAATTCCAATAGTAGAACCAAATACAACAAAAGCCGAATAAATTATTCTAAATCGCCTTGTTACTGTTGCCGTTGAAGATATATCAATAATTGGATTCGCTGCTCCAGTTCCAACAAAAATTGAATTATCCACTCCAATAGTACCAACAGAACCCGTAAAGATTAAATTTGTAGAACTTAAAAAAGCTCCTTTTGAATATATCCAGTTGTCACAAGTTGAAATAGTACCAACGTTAGGAATATTTAAAAAATTAACACCAGTCCAATCTAAAGCTACCGGAGCATTAGTCACTCCGTTAATATCTAAACAAGTATCAACGTCTCTAAATGTTATATGTCTTATTGGCGTTGTCCATTCAGTAGTAAACAAAGCCACTCCAACCCCTAAACCAGTTGAAGTTATAGATGCGTTTTCTGAAGATGAACCAAGTATTACGGTATCTTGACTACCTACAAGTCTATCTCCCTCTAAATCCACCTCAGTAGTGAAATAATAAGTATGCTCAGATAGTAGAGTTATAACACCCCCTACAGAAGAAGGTAAATCGCTTTTAGAAGACACAAAAGTTAAGTTAGTTATACCACTATCATTAACGTCTACAAGTACACCTATTTTATTTATTAAATCCTCTACACTCGTAGAAGTAGGGATAGTAATATTACTCCTTTCTAACTCTACTACTGGCGCGGTACATTGTTTAAATAGTACAGAATCAACTCCTTTTGATTCCATTATTACATCATCTAAAGGGATAGTATCTATATAGTTACCATATACTATCTTTAGTTGCCCCCCTTCTACTGTTATAGTCGCCATTATGTTAAGTTATTTAATTTAGTTAGTAAATCGTTTAAACTTTTAGAGTCTGGAGTAGTAACTTCATTAGAGCTTTTAATAACTAAAACAGGATATTTAGCACCCTTTAATATAGTTAATTTATCGTCTAACTTGAATCTCACGTCATCTTTTGAGATAGCTTTAATACTACCGTCTGAAGTGTTTTTAATTTTAAAAAGCCCCCCGCTGTTTGTAATTTCAAATGCCATATTATCCCTCTAAATCTTCTCTAGTTATTCCTTTACTTCTTTTCCACTCGTCCCAATTATCCTCATCGTCTAATATAATACCACTTTGCCCATATCCATCGTATAATAAATCTGTATTATGTAAAGAATTATCTCTAAATAATGGATAGTCGGTATCTTTGTCGCATAAATATTTTATTAATTGATCTAAATAATACTCAGCTTTCTTTTTAGCCATGTTTCTACGAATCTCTAAAGAACGTGAATCTATCGCTACTGCGTCCTCTGTAGATTTAGATTGAATACCACTAGGGCTAATTTTAGAATGTAAGTAAGGATAAATCTCATAAGCAACCCACCAAGCTAAAGCAGGTTTAAGTCCTCTAAACAATCTATCATCTCCATTTAATAGAGTAGTATTTAAAGCTGTTAAAGTATCGTTTTCTACCTGATCTAATAACTCACTATACAAATCCTCGCCTAAAGCACCTCTAATATATAAATCCTGAGATATAGTTATATTCCATGATACATTAGACGTTTGTACGTTATTAGGTATATCAGTCCAGTTTTTAACTTCCTGCTCCGTTATCAGCTTCGTTTCTGCTATACTCATCTTCTAATATTTTAATAACCCTCTCTTCAAGCGAGATTAATTCTTTAATTTGTTCGCGGTCTAAAGATAACTCTTTACGAGCTATTGCAAATACTACCATTAAATTCTTTACGTCGCTGTGTGTGTGTTCCATATTTAATAGTTTACCCAACTACCAGACTCGTCCGATTGTGGTGTTAATGATTTACTTTTTAATTCCGCTCCAATCTTATCGTAAGCTAGTTTTTCAATCTTATCAGATCCAATCTCTTCAGCAGTTAATTCAAAGTCGTATATCTTTTTTAAATCCCCTTCAAATATTTGCACCTCTAGGCTTTTAGTGTCATCTAAGAAGTACTTAACAGGAAACTGAGATTTACCTTCTTTGTTTCTATAAAACTCTGTTATATGAAAGTACAAACTATTTGTACTTCCTCCGCTTGTTTGTATTGTATTTGTTACTTTAATTGCCATAACTCTATTTATTTATTATAATTTAACCCAAGATCCACTTTCATAACCCCAAAAACCTACACTTGTGAAAGTTGCGTCTGTATCAGTAACGTAAATCATTAACCCATCAACCCCCGTTATAGCTGATCCTTGAGCGGCTGTCATTCTAGGCATCAAAACCCCTTTTGTTGTGCTTGTAAAATCAACTACTGCGCTACTTGACGGGGAAGTTGTACCGAACCCAAATGAGCCAGTTCCACTGTAATATGAATCAGTTGTTTGTCCTATTTGAAGGACATTGTTAGCGTTATTTAAATTTACAGCAAATACATTAGCTGTTGCTAAGGTTTTTGTAGTACTTGAAGCTGATAAGAATATTGAATTTGAAACAGTAACTTTTGTCTGTCTTCCTCCTATACTTGTCGAATATGCTCCAGAACTATTAGCTTGTCTGCCGATAGCTGTTGAAGAATCTCCTGTTGCTTGAGAAACATACCCTAGTGCTAATGCGTAAACCGTAGCATCCGTGTTTGTTCCAACTGCAATACCTCCTAGATTTTGACTTGCCGCTCCACTACCAATAGCTACCCCATAGTTCCCTGCTATTATTGTCGCTCCTTGTCCTATGGCTACGCCATATCCAAACTCCGCTGAAGAGTTTCTCCCGATAGCTATATCATAAGTGCCTTTTGCATCAGAAAGTACTCCTATTGAAATAGAACTATCTCCTGTTGCTTCTGCTGTTTTTCCTATACTTACATTGCTATCATTCGTATAAAGAGCACCCGCCCCTAAAGCAAACCCCCCAGAATCATCAATTTTTAATAAATCTGTTCCCCCACTATTCTCAACAAGTAAAGACGTTGTTGCAGAAGTTGAACCAGCTCCTTTAATGATTGTTTGACCGTTATCTAGTGTCAAGACGTTACCGTTCAAATCATGTGTTCTATTTCCCGTTAAGGTTAAGTCAGCAGTAGCGAAATTATCAGCAGAAACAGTATCCCACTTTAAACCAGTAGGCTGTGTAGAGTCTGCTACTAATGCTTGTCCGTCTGTACCTACAGCAAGACGAGCACCAGAAGAATCAAAAGTGTATAAATCTCCTTTTGTTGTTAAAGGCGAACTACTACTCGATGTTAAATCAATTACCTCTATCCCTCCGTCGTTAGTTTCTGTTATAGTTACCGAAGCATCACTAGAAGTAAGTTTATTAATTAAGTAGTTAGGTTGAGTATCATTACTAGATACTTTTACCTTAAAACTACTCTCAGCACCCTCTAAAAATATACCTAAATCTAATGCCATTATTCTTCTTTTTGTACGTTATCTTGTACGTTATCCATACCCTCTAACTCATCAAGTCCTAATATTTTAGTTCTTATTTCGTTTTTAGTCATTGTTTGAAGCATTAACTCATCACTAGCTAATAAATCAATAGGTTGAGAAGGTTTAATACTACATTCTACATCTATACCGTTAAACTTTAATACATCTTGTAATTTATCACAAATAAGCATTTGAAAAGGTTTAATAACAGTATTTTGAAAATACTCCATAGATACTCTATTAATACTTTGATCGGATTGTAAACCTGTAGCTACTTTTACACCAGCTAAAGACAAGGGTACTCTATGAGCAGCTACTATCTCCTCGTTTACTTTACCACTTAAATGAGCGTACATATCGTGAGAGTCGTTTACTGGAATAGCATCTACTTGTGTTTTCATGTCGGGATTAGTAGACCATGTTACAACTACCTTACCAGCGTTTTCACTCCCTACGAATTTATCGTTAATTGCTTTCTCTACTTTTTTACGTTTACCTGCATCGCTTAAATCCTCGAATAAATGAATATGCATAGAACCTACCATGCCATTATCTATATTATTCTTGTGTAGTTCTGCTATTTGTGCCGATATCTCTATATAATTTAATGCTCCTATATAACTAGGTTCAGCATAGAATAGTTTCCCAGGTTTATAGAACTTACCTTGTATTAATTGACCTCTTTTTCGTTTTAATTCAATATCGTTTGTACCCCATATTGCTATAGGCTTAGGTCTGTATATTTCCTCCTCTGGTTTGTAGTTTACTTTAGTAGTAGCGTACTCCCAATCAGGAGAGAAAAAGAACTCGTTTACTTCTCCCATTTCGTCCATTTTACCCGAACGAATATAAGAAAAGTCTATATGTTTTAATTTCGCTACATTCCCACCTCTCTCAAATATACTTTGCCAATAAAAACCATCAAAATAAGCACAATCTACAGCCGTTTTCTTTAAAAAATCTTTACCTAAAGACTCTACAAAAGCCTCAGCTTTCTTAACTTGGTTTTTATTTCCATCAAATATAAATCCTTGACCTTGAATGAATTTATGTTTAGTTTCTAATAAAGCGTTATGAATAGCACAGTTATCTGCTAAATCAATTAAATACTGAGGGAATAAGTTATCTTTACCAAAGAAAACCCAGTCTTTTTTCTTATGTAGTCTAGTGTTTATACTAGGTGCTACAGTTTCAGTAGTTAAATTGACAAAGAAAATATTACTTTTATCCTTGTTTTCTTCCATTTTTCGCGAATATAATTAAATATAGTTATTGTTTGTTTTTATAAAAAGTACGCAATTTAAAAAGAGGTTTACACTCTATTATCTTATGATTAGGATAATAAGGAAAATCATCTCCTAATTTAAAATTATGATACTTTTCTTTAAATAAATCAATTTTATCTAAAAAATTAACCCTAGCAGCTGCATTATCTAACTTAGAATCTATATCATATCTTAACCAACTAAAATGATGCATTAAAACCTCATTAGCATCAAACACCCTAGAAGGGTTAAAAGGTTTAAACATACAAGACGGATCAACTATTACCGGAGCTTTATTCCCCATATTAACCCTAACAGAGCAAATAAAAGGCATATAATAACTCTCATAAGGCATTAAACAAAGATTATTCTCTTTGAAATACGTTACCATTTTAGTATAAGTTGTTAAGTAACCGTTACATTCTACTTGTTTTTTAGCGTATTGTATCTCTTTAGTTACATATAGATGATCCGTAGCACTTAAAAAGAAATGAGTACACCCTAACTCACGAGCTTTATTTATCAATCCTTGATGCTTGTTTTTTTCATTAGTCTTAGAGTCTACGCTTAAATCTGGATTAAACTCTATGTAATTGTATTGTGGGTTCTTATCTTTCCAATATAAAAACTCATCGCTTATATTACCGTAGTTACTTACTAATTGATAACTAATAATAATCTCGTCTACTTCGCTTTTTACTGATTCGATAGCATCTTCTAACAACTCAATACCATTAAACACCGTATAACATACCGCTAACTTCATAAAAAATCTTTTTCAAATTCTCTACCTAATATCATTACATCACGCATAGATAAATCTAAATCTGCTATCTTCTTTTTGTTATAACCTATTACTTTATTTACTCCTACTACTTTAATAAACGGATAAACATTTTTAGTAATACTTGATCCCATTCCAACCATAGAACCTTGTCCTATAATTTTTCTTTGGTGTATCTCAGCGTTTAATCCTATTGTAGCGTAGTTATGAATCTGTGTATGACCTCCAATGTTAGCTCCACTTGATATAGTTACATTATTACTTATTACTACATCGTGACCGATATGCGATTTAGTCATAATAAAATTATCATTACCTATTATAGTATAACCTTTTAAAGGCTTATCAATAGTTACATGATGATTTATTAAATTATTATCACCTATTTTTATTTTACCTTCAAACTTTTTAGCTCCTCTTATTTCTCCATCACCACCTATAACTATATGAGAACCTATAACATTGTTTTTTCCTATTACTACTCCTTCATTAATTACTGTATAAGCTCCTACAGTAGTTCCTTCTCCTATTATTACACTAGGGTGTACTATAGCCGTATTATGAACTCCGTTATGGTAAATATTACTTTCCATATTCTAATATTTTAAGCGTTTCTATTTTAGGTAAATATTGGTTAAATATAGTTTTAGCGTGTACTATTTCACTGTTATCGAATTTACGAAATTTAGTAACGTTATCTTCGTTTTTTAGATCAACTATTAAAAACTTATTCTTTGATGTAGTAACGTGCTTTTTAACGTTTTTAAGCTTATTCCACATAGTATAATCTATAGAGTGATGTTGATTATCCCAAGCTTCCCAATTTAATGACTCTAATAACCCTCTAGATAAGCATCTCCACGCTCCTATAGGGTTATTAGAGT